AGGCCTTCACGCTTCATTCGTGGGTCATAGTTGGCAAAGTACCAGGCATCTTTTCGCGTCACCCACATGCTGTACTGCACCTGGGCCATGTAAGCTGACTTTATGGCCTCGAAACCACCGAGCCGGAATTTCATGAAATCCCGGGAGGTAAACGGGCATTTCAGTTCAAGGCCGTTGCCGTCACTGCATAAACCATCGGGAGAGCAGGCGGTGCGCATACTTTCGTCGCGATAGATGATCGGGGATTCAGTAACATTCACGCCGGAAGTAAACTCAAACAGGGCTCTGGCGTCGTTCTCGTACTGTTTTCCCCAGGCCAGCGCCTTAGCATTAACTTCCGGAGCCACACCGGTGCAAACCTCAGCCAGCAGGGTGTGGAAGTAGGACATTTTCATGTCAGGCCACTTCTTTCCTGAGCGGGGCTTTGCTATCACGTTGTGAACTTCTGAAGCGGTGATGACGCCGAGCCGTAATTTGTGCCATGCATCATCCCCCTGTTCGACAGCTCTCACGTCGATCCCGGTACGCTGCAGGATAATGTCCGGTGTCATGCTGCCACCTTCTGCTCAGTGGCTTTCTGTTTCAGGAATCCAAGAGCTTTCACTGCTTCGGCCTGTGTCAGTTCTGACGATGCGCGAATGTCGCGGCGAAATATCTGGGAACAGAGCGGCAATAAGTCGTCATCCCATGTTTTATCCAGGGCGATCAGCAGAGTGTTAATCTCCTGCATGGTTTCATCGTTAACCGGAGTGATGTCGCGTTCCGGCTGACGTTCTGCAGTGTATGCAGTATTTTCGACAATGCGCTCGGCTTCATCCTTGTCATAGATACCAGCAAATCCGAAGGCCAGACGGGCACACTGAATCATGGCTTTATGCCGTAACATCCGTTTGGGATGCGACTGCCACGGCCCCGTAATTTCTCTGCCTTCGCGAGTTTTGAATGGTTCGCGGCGGCATTCATCCATCCATTCGGTAACGCAGATCGGATGATTACGGTCCTTGCGGTAAATCCGGCATGTACAGGATTCATTGTCCTGCTCAAAGTCCATGCCATCAAACTGCTGGTTTTCATTGATGATGCGGGACCAGCCATCAACGCCCACCACCGGAACGATGCCGTTCTGCTTATCAGGGAAGGCGTAAATTTCTTTCGTCCACGGATTAAGGCCGTACTGGTTGGCGACGATCAACAATGCGATGAACTGCGCATCGCTGGCATCACCTTTAAATGCCGTCTGGCGAAGAGTGGTGATTAGTTCCTGTGGGTCGACAGAATCCATGCCGACACGTTCAGCCAGCTTCCCTGCCAGCGTTGCGAGTGCTGTACTCATCCGTTTTATACCTCTGAATCAATATCAACCTGGTGGCGGGCAATAGTTTCAACCATGTACCGTATGTGTTCTGCCATGCGTTCCTGAAACTCAACATCGTCATCAAACGCACGGGTAATGGCTTTTTTGCTGGCCCCGTGGCGTTGCAAATGATCGATGCATAGCGATTCAAACAGGTGCTGGGGCAGGCCTTTTTCCATGTCGTCTGCCAGTTCTGCCTCTTTCTCTTCACGGGCGATCTGCTGGTAGTGACGCGCCCAGCTCTGAGCCTCAAGACGATCCTGAATGTAATAAGCGTTCATGGCTGAACTCCTGAAAATGGCTGTGAAAATATCGCCCGCGAAATGCCAGGCTGATTAGGAAAACAGGAAAGGGGGGTTAGTGATTCAGGCCGTTACCGCGTCCGTCGAGAAAAACTTCCACGAGCAAATCACGGGTATAAGTGCGCTCGATGCCGCGATGCAGATAAAGCCGTCCGCGTAAATTAGCTGATGCAGTCCAGGTACCATCTTTGTGTTTGACCAGCATTCCTGGCATGACCGCACCTCGATTAACGGTCTGCGTTCCGTAATGTTGATGAACCATAAAAACTCCTGCCCGTAAGCTGGGCTGCTGAACATATAAAGACTTCTGCGCGTATTCAGGCGGTGGATGGCCGCCGGTTGTCATAACTAAGCCGCCTCGTTGAAGCGACTAAGGTATGAAATGTTGAGTTAATTTCAGCTGGTCACACCGACGTTCACGCGTCCGTTTCACCCCTCGCACTCCCCGAAGCCTGCTGAAATTCAAACTGCGGATCTAAGCGGTCATCGCAACGGTGAATCAGGTAGTTGCCGTATCGTTGTGTTGTTGCGATGAACTTATTTAAAACTATAGTTGTTTTATCGTCAACAACAAAAGTTGTTTTATTGGTTGTTTTAGATATAACTGGTTGTATTTAGGATGGATTTATTTTGTGACTTGAATCGCATAGCGATAACTGAAGCGAGGTTATGGTGGTTTTTTTAACGGTGTGTGTGATGAGGGGAGGGCAAAAGAAAACCCGGCACGGTGACCGGGATTCTTACGCCGTTAGGTAAAGATATTATTGCGGTGGCTTAATATTACTACCTAGAGCAAAGATAGGAATTAGTTCTTTACTGAATGAGCACAATGCCCAGTTGATAATTTTTAATTGGTACTACCCATGCTTCCTATATGTCTGCGGCATGCTCCCAATAACCTTACCGAAGATGAACACCCGGTTCATCTCGTCTTTCTCGATCGGGTCCCACGGTGAGTAGCTTTTGTTATCAGAGATGACCAGCAGCTTATTCTTCATCATTTGCAGGCGCTTTATATGGGCTGTGTCGTCGTACAGAAACGCATAGATACCATCACCGTCGAAAGATTTAACTGTGATATCAACGAACAGCAGATCACCTGGTTCGATCGTTCCTGACATGCTGTCACCACGCACGTTAATGATGCGGATATTTTCCGCCTTCCTACCATCGAACATGTGACGAGCATCGTCAAACGAGTACTCAACCGAGCGTAGAACTTCTACAAACTCACGGTTGATGACTCCCGGCCCAGCACTGACTTCTATATCAAGAACGTCAATCTTGAAGTATTTGGAATGGCTGACAGTTGATTGTATTGGTTGCACTGTACTGTCTGACATATTTCCAACGCCAGAAGATAACCATTCTGCGCGCACACCCAAAGCGTTCGCGATCTCCACGATTTTAGTTGTTTGATTAGCTTTCCCTGTTTCGATTTTCTGAATAGCAGCCTGGCTAACCCCGACCAAATCCCCAAGCGCCTTTTGTGTAAGGCCTCGCGCTAATCTGGCTTCTTTAAGTCTTTCTGAGAGTGTTGTTTTCATAGTCCAAATGTACAACCAAGGTTTTATTCCATCAAACGAAAATGGTTGTTGACTAAAAACAACCATAGTTTTAATCTTGATTCAAATTAACCACGGAGGTTGTTATGAACCCAGCTATCAAAACAGCGATCAATATCGTTGGTTCACAAAAGAAACTGGGCGCTGCTTGCGAAGTTTCACAGCAGGCCGTCTATAAGTGGCTTCACAACAAAGCAAAGGTATCCCCTGAACATGTCGGCAGCATTGTTACGGCTACTGGTGGAGTAGTGAAGGCATACCAGATTCGCCCGGATCTTCCGAAGTTGTTTCCACACACCGAAAAGAACGCAGCTTAAATTTCCATTTCACGCTCTTTAACAATAAGCAATCAACTTAACAGTCAATTCAAACTAAAGGAGTCAATTATGCAACCACTTACATACCAACAGACTAGCGGATTTAGCCCGACTGCGGTGATAAATCGTTCTCAAACAAAACAGGTGCCAGGCCACGAAAAAATCCGTGATGCCGTCCGCGCCTGGTCGGCTGTAGATAATCAGGATGTCGTTGCCACACTCATTGTGAATGAGTATCGGGAGCAGGGCGGCGGCACCATCGATTTCCCTGATGATGTCAGCCGTGCACGCCAGAAGCTGTTCCGCTTCCTCGATAACAAATTCGATTCTGAAAAATACCGAAATAATGTGCGTGAACTGACCCCGGCAATTCTGGCGGTACTACCGCTGGAATATCGCGGTTACCTGGTTGAGCAGGATAGCTTCATGGCTAGGTTGGCTGAAATGGAAAAGGAACTCAGTGAGGCAAAACAGGCTGTCATTCTCAACGCACCACGCCACCAGAAACTGAAGGAAATTAGTGAAGGTATTGTGTCGATGTTTCGTGTGGACCCAGATCTGGCTGGTCCATTGATGGCGATGGTTACTACCATGCTGGGGGCGATATGACAGGTTCAGAAATGGCGAAAGCCGGTCTGCTGGAACAGAACCGACTTTCAGGTGCAAATCGTAACACACTCATTGCGGGAGGAATTATGGCAAACACTGCTGAGATATTCAATTTTCCAGTGCCGGATGCGGCACAAAAGGAGCCGCGCGTGGCAGATCTCGATGATGGTTATACGCGCATTGCAAATGAGTTGCTGGAAGCTGTGATGCTGGCCGGATTAACACAGCACCAGCTTCTGGTCTTCCTGGCTGTCATGCGCAAAACATATGGCTTTAATAAAAAACTGGATTGGGTGAGCAACGAGCAACTTTCCGAGTTGACCGGGATATTGCCGCACAAGTGTTCTGCTGCAAAAAGTGTTCTGGTAAAGCGTGGGATTTTTATTCAGAGTGGGCGGAATATCGGCATTAATAATGTGGTCAGTGAATGGTCAACATTACCCGAATCAGGTAAGAAAAATAAAGTTTACCTGAAAGAGGTAAATTTACCTGAATCAGGTAAGAAAAGTTTACCCAAATCAGGTAAAGGCGTTTACCCGAATCAGGTAAACACAAAAGACAAACTAACAAAAGACAATATAAAACCTTTTTCGTCCGAGAATTCTGGCGAATCCTCTGACCAGCCAGAAAACGACTTTCCTTTGGAGAAACTGGATGCTGCAATTCAGAGCGGCAGCAAGTGGGGGACAGCAGAAGACCTGACCGCCGCAGAGTGGATGTTTAACATGGTGAAGACCATCGCGCCCTCAGCCAGAAAACCGAATTTTGCAGGGTGGGCTAACGATATCCGCCTGATGCGTGAACGTGACGGACGTAACCACCGCGACATGTGCGTGCTGTTCCGCTGGGCATGCCAGGACAACTTCTGGTCCGGTAACGTGCTGAGTCCGGCCAAACTCCGCGACAAGTGGACCCAACTCGAAATCAACCGTAACAAGCAACAGGCTGGCGTGACAACCGGAAAATCAAAACTCGACCTGACAAACACTGACTGGATTTACGGGGTGGATTTATGAAAAACATCGCCGCACAGATGGTTAACTTTGACCGTGAGCAGATGCGCCGGATCGCCAACAACATGCCGGAACAGTACGACGAAAAGCCGCAGGTACAGCAGGTAGCGCAGATCATCAACGGTGTGTTCAGCCAGTTACTGGCAACTTTCCCGGCGAGCCTGGCTAACCGTGACCAGAATGAACTGAACGAAATCCGCCGCCAGTGGGTTCTGGCTTTCTGGGAAAACGGGATCACCACAATGGAACAGGTTAACGCTGGAATGCGCGTAGCCCGTCGGCAGAATCGACCATTCCTGCCATCACCCGGGCAGTTTGTCGCCTGGTGCCGGGAAGAAGCATCCGTTACCGCCGGGCTGCCAAACGCCAGCGAGCTGGTTGATATGGTTTACGAGTATTGCCGGAAGCGCGGGCTGTATCCGGATGCAGAGTCTTATCCGTGGAAATCAAACGCGCACTACTGGCTGGTTACCAACCTGTATCAGAACATGCGGGCCAATGCGTTGACTGACGCGGAATTACGGCGCAAGGCTGCCGATGAACTGTCCTGTATGACCGCACGAATTAACCGTGGTGAGGCTATACCTGAACCAGTAAAACAACTTCCTGTCATGGGCGGTAGACCTCTAAATCGTGCACAGGCTCTGGCGAAGATCGCAGAAATCAAAGCTAAGTTTGGGCTGAAAGGAGCAAGGGTATGACGGGCAAAGAGGCAATTATTCATTACCTGGGGACTCATAAGAAATTCTGTGCGCAGGACGTTGCCGCGGTAACAGGCGCAACGGTAACCAGCATAAATCAGGCTGCGGCTAAAATGGCGCGGGCAGGAATCCTGGTCGTTGATGGTAAGGTCTGGCGAACGGTGTATTATCGGTTCGCTACCAGAGAAGAATGGGAAGGAAAGGTGAGCACGAATTTGATTTTTAAGGAGTGTCGCCAGAGTGCCGCGATGAAACGGGTATTGAGGGTATATAAAAGAACATCAATGGGTACACAATGATGAAACAGGTGAGTTGAGTTCAAACTGTAGTACAATTCTCTCCAGTTTGAACAGGAAAGAATATGCTATGAATCCTTATATTTATCTTGGTGGTGCAATACTTGCAGAGGTCATTGGTACAACCTTAATGAAGTTTTCAGAAGGTTTTACACGGTTATGGCCATCTGTTGGTACAATTATTTGTTATTGTGCATCATTCTGGTTATTAGCTCAGACGCTGGCTTATATTCCTACAGGGATTGCTTATGCTATCTGGTCAGGAGTCGGTATTGTCCTGATTAGCTTACTATCATGGGGATTTTTCGGCCAACGGTTGGACCTGCCAGCCATTATAGGCATGATGTTGATTTGTGCCGGTGTGTTGGTTATTAATTTATTGTCACGAAGCACACCACATTAAAAATAATTTGTTTTTAAACGACTAAAATATGGAGGCTCGTATATTTATATGGGCCTCGTTTTATGCTTTTTGTTAATGTCTTTAGTTTTTATTCATTCTTTTGTGCTTTCAAGATTATGGTGTAAGAAAATTGCAATACGATTATTGTTGTATATTCAAGATAATGTGACCTTAATTGTCTTTTTAAATAAAAATTAAACAAAAATCATATCTCACCACTAAGGTTTATAAAAGCATACTTTAGCAGGTGTCACCATGAAAAAAGCCATAGCATATATGCGATTTTCATCACCAGGTCAGATGTCTGGTGATTCATTAAACCGCCAGAGAAGGCTTATTACTGAATGGCTAAAGGTAAATAGTGATTATTACCTTGATACCGTAACGTATGAAGATTTGGGGTTAAGCGCATTCAATGGAAAGCATGCACAATCAGGAGCTTTTTCGGAATTTTTAGATGCTATAGAACATGGTTATATATTGCCAGGGACTACATTGTTAGTTGAAAGTCTGGACAGACTTTCAAGAGAAAAAGTCGGTGAAGCGATTGAGCGTCTGAAATTGATTTTGAATCACGGTATTGATGTTATAACTCTTTGCGATAATACAGTCTATAATATTGACTCATTGAATGAGCCATATTCATTAATAAAAGCCATACTTATAGCACAAAGGGCAAATGAAGAAAGCGAGATAAAGTCAAGTCGGGTTAAATTATCATGGAAGAAAAAACGGCAGGATGCACTGGAGTCAGGCACGATTATGACGGCGTCTTGTCCGAGATGGCTCTCATTGGATGACAAAAGAACGGCTTTTGTTCCAGACCCCGACAGGGTGAAAACTATTGAGCTAATTTTTAAACTCAGGATGGAAAGGCGCTCATTGAATGCAATAGCCAAGTATTTAAATGATCATGCTGTAAAGAATTTCTCAGGAAAAGAAAGTGCATGGGGACCTTCTGTAATTGAAAAATTATTAGCGAATAAAGCTCTGATAGGTATATGCGTACCTTCATATCGTGCAAGAGGTAAAGGAATAAGTGAAATCGCTGGCTATTATCCCAGAGTCATATCAGATGATTTGTTTTACGCTGTGCAGGAAATTCGGTTGGCACCTTTTGGTATTAGCAATAGTAGCAAAAATCCTATGTTGATAAATCTACTTCGAACAGTTATGAAGTGCGAGGCTTGTGGTAATACCATGATTGTTCATGCGGTATCTGGAAGTTTGCATGGCTATTATGTTTGTCCGATGAGAAGACTGCATCGATGTGACAGGCCATCAATAAAGAGAGATTTGGTTGATTATAATATCATTAATGAGTTGCTTTTTAATTGTAGTAAAATCCAACCAGTTGAAAACAAGAAAGATGCTAATGAAACTTTAGAGTTGAAAATTATTGAGCTCCAGATGAAAATTAATAATTTAATTGCTGCATTATCTGTTGCGCCTGAAGTTACCGCTATAGCAGAAAAAATCAGAGTATTAGATAAGGAATTACGAAGGGCTTCTGTATCATTAAAAACTTTGAAGAGTAAAGCGGTGAGTTCACTTGGTGATTTTCATGCTATTGACTTAACCAGTAAAAATGGGCGAGAGCTATGTCGTACACTTGCCTATAAAACATTCGAAAAAATCATAATCAATACAGATAATAAAACCTGTGATATCTATTTTATGAATGGCATTGTTTTTAAACACTATCCTTTAATGAAAACAATATCTGCCCAGCAGGCGATAAGTACTCTCAAATATATGGTTGATGGTGAGGTTTATTTTTGAGTAATAATCACTTTTTCAACCGTGCTATAGTAAGAAAGTTAGGTAAGTACAATAAAATTATCTATCCTGAACGAAGCGTCCTGAGCTATGGTTTTACTATAGGGACTGCCAATGGATGCTGGCGTTCTCGTTCTAGCAGTTCAACAATCCCCAATCACAAAACAATTCACTGATAACGAACTTTGCACACTCGCCTGGTTATGGCGAGCAGGGAATGTGATGTTAATTACCTACCAGAACGTTACTCCTCTTCTTCAGGTTGCGGAGCATCGTGAAGCTGGTCGCTTCACTTCTATCGAGCAAGAATATCCCCAGATACTCAACAGAGCGCGAGCAATCCTCGTCCGAGAAACGGCACATGTAAAACTTCAGCCGTGGCAGGATGATAAGTGGAGTCGAGTATTGCCGCATTTACCTCAGAATCTGTTTCAATAAAGGCGCTAGTTAGTAAGGCTTCCGTCATTCTGCGATGACGGAAGTGCGGGCTGCGTACGGGAGAGCAATTGCATGAATAATATAAATATTCCGCTCACTCCATATAGCGATTTCTGATACAAACTTATCTATTGTGGTAAAATTATAGAAACAAACTTATAGCGTACTAACCATATGGACAATATTAATAAACACGGGCTCTCAAGAAGAATACCTGAGACAATAAAACGTCAGATAAGGCAAAGGTGCGGCTTTGGCTGTGTAATTTGTGGATTTGGATTTTATGATTATGAGCATTTTAAACCTGACTTCGTTGATGCCAAAGTACATGATCCGAATGGAATGACACTTCTTTGCTCCCAATGCAATCAAAAAAGAGCTCGTGGTAGACTTTCAGCACAGACAGTGGAAATAGCTGACAGAAATCCCAAGTGCTTACAGGCTGGTTTTGCAAATGAAATGTTTGATTTTCATAATGAGCCTATAACAGTAAAATTTGCAGGAGTGACGTTTCATAACTGTCAAAATTTGATTGTAGTCAACGAACAACCCATTCTTTCTGTGAAACCTTCACCCATACCACATGGACCGATGCTTTTATCAGGAATTTTCTGTAATTCTATTGGTAAGGAGACTTTACTGATAGATGAAAATGAATGGAAAGCTAAATCAGACAATTGGGATGTGGAGTGTACCGGCCCGCGTATAACAATACGACGTGGGCCAGGAGAGTTTGCCCTCGTTCTAAAAATGGAACCTCCAACAGGATTGATTGTTGAGCGTCTTGATATGTTGTATGAAGGGGTCAGGATGAAAGGAGATAAAGATCTGCTGGAAGTTTCGATTAATGGAGGTCCCTTGCACAGATGGCAATCATGCTCAATGTCAAATTGCCATACAGGGCTTGCGATTCAGGGCGGTATTAGAGCTGCTAATGATCCTTTGTATTGCGCCTAAATCCACTAAATTGATTTTCAACAATCAACTTGCCATAATTAAGTCACCGGAGTTTGAACTCCTCCGGTGACTTCTGCGCTAAACGGGGACGTTTATGCGCACATACAATCCAACCTCTCTTCTCCATTCACAGATGCAGAAATGCACCTGCGATATTTTGCATCCAGCGTTTGATCTCTGCGGAGGTGAAGCGTGAACCTCCCACAAGATGGTATCAAATTGCATCGCGGTAACTTCACCGCTATCGGTCGGCAGATCCAGCCTTATCTGGAGGACGGCAAATGCTTTCGCATGGTGCTTAAACCGTGGCGCGAGAGACGCAGTCTTTCCCAGAATGCACTCAGCCACATGTGGTACAGCGAAATCAGTGAATACCTCATCAGCAAGGGTAAAACGTTCGCCACTCCAGCTTGGGTAAAAGATGCTCTCAAACACACATATCTCGGTTATGAAACCAAAGACCTGGTTGATGTCGTAACCGGTGATATCACCACTATCCAGTCGTTACGCCATACCTCCGATCTTGATACCGGAGAGATGTATGTCTTCCTGTGTAAGGTTGAAGCCTGGGCGATGAATATTGGCTGCCACCTGACTATTCCGCAGAGCTGCGAGTTCCAGCAGCTCCGCGACAAACAGGAGGCGTAATGGCTACACCGCTTATTCGTGTCATGAACGGACACATCTACAGAGTACCAAATCGTCGTAAGCGTAAACCGGAGCTGAAGCCTTCCGAAATACCAACACTGCTCGGATATACCGCCAGCCTGGTTGATAAAAAATGGTTGCGACTGGCAGCAAGGAGGAATCATGGCTGATTTGAGAAAAGCAGCGCGTAGTCGGGAATGCCAGGTAAGAATCCCTGGCGTATGTAATGGCAACCCTGAAACGTCTGTACTGGCACATATCCGGCTGACTGGATTGTGCGGCACCGGTACCAAACCGCCAGACCTGATTGCTACCATTGCATGTTCTGCCTGCCACGACGAAATCGACCGCCGCACACATTTTGTCGATGCTGCATATGCAAAAGAATGCGCGCTGGAAGGTATGGCGAGAACACAGGTTATCTGGCTGAAAGAGGGGGTTATTAAGGCGTGAATACCTACAGCATCACATTACCCTGGCCTCCGAGCAATAATCGCTATTACCGCCATAATCGCGGGCGCACGCACGTCAGCGCAGAGGGGCAGGCATACCGCGATAACGTCGCCCGAATCATTAAAAACGCAATGCTGGATATCGGCCTGGCTATGCCTGTGAAAATCCGCATTGAGTGCCACATGCCGGATCGCCGTCGCCGTGACCTGGATAATCTGCAAAAAGCCGCTTTTGACGCACTCACTAGAGCAGGTTTCTGGCTGGATGATGCTCAGGTCGTTGATTACCGCGTTGTGAAGATGCCGGTTGTCAAAGGTGGAAAGCTGGAACTGACCATCACTGAACTGGGAGATGAATGATGTTTGAGTTTTATATGGCAGAACTTCTTCGCCACCGCTGGATGCGCCTGCGCTTATATCGTTTCCCCGGTTCTGTTTTGACCGATTACCGAATACTGAAGAATTACGCCAAAACACTGACAGGAGCAGGAGTATGAAGTCAGAGATAACAATCAACTAATACTGTTTTGTTGATTTTTGCTTGTAATTGGCGTTCTGGTCTGATTTTTGTGGAGTAAGTTGATGCGTGATATTCAGATGGTTCTTGAGCGTTGGGGAGCGTGGGCGGCTAATAATCATGAAGATGTGACCTGGTCGTCCATTGCCGCCGGTTTTAAGGGATTAATTACTTCAAAAGTAAAATCTCGCCCGCAATGTTGTGACGATGACGCGATGATTATTTGCGGGTGCATGGCCCGTCTGAAAAAGAACAACAGCGATTTGCACGATTTATTAGTAGATTATTATGTAGTCGGTATGACATTCATGTCACTGGCAGGTAAGCATTGCTGCTCTGATGGTTATATCGGGAAAAGGTTACAGAAGGCTGAGGGCATAATTGAAGGGATGTTAATGGCATTAGATATCCGGTTAGAGATGGATATCGTTGTTAATAACTCTAATTAATATGCCAATTGTTTACTAAAAATTATTAAAAATGGGGCGTTGAGACGCCCCCAAAAATAAAGGGTAATATATAACAGAAGGTTTATATAGTTAGAAGCAAGGTTGTGCTCCTAAAGGAAGTGGCTTGAGGGAGCCACTTATATGTTGGGGAGGCAAAGCCTCCCGCAACATATCTTTTAGTAATCAAATTAGAACTGGTAAACCATACCTACAGCAACGATATCATCGGTAGCAACGCCAGATGCTTTCGTGAAATCGCTCTTATCAATCAGGTTGATTTTGTAATCAACAAAAGTGGACATATTTTTGTTGAAGTAATAGGTTGCACCTACATCAATATATTCAACCAGGTCCTGATCACCCCACGCACCCAAGTCTTTTCCTTTAGATTGCAGGTAAGCAACGGACGGACGCAGACCGAAGTCGAACTGATATTGTGCAACTACTTCGAAGTTTTGTGCTTTGTTGGCAATATGGTTATTACCAAAAACAGTCATGTTCTGGGTTTCAGAATAGGTGGTAGCCAGATAGATGTTGTTCGCATCATATTTCAGACCAGCTGCCCATACTTCAGCATTTTGACCAGATGCATTCAGGCTGTTGTTACCGTAGATAACCTGATTATTAGTGCGGTCAGATTTAGCATAGGTTGCACCTACACCGAATCCTTCATACTCATAAGTAGTGGAGAAACCGAAACCATCACCATTAGCTTCAGTTACGTCAGTGCGGTCATTTTTACCCTGATACTGAGCAGCAAAGTTCAGACCATCAACCAGACCAAAGAAGTCATTGTTACGATAAGTTGCAACACCTGTGGTGCGACCAGTCATGAATACATCTGTTTGGGTCCAGGTATCGCCACCGAATTCTGGCAGAACGTCGGTCCATGCACCAATATCGTATGCTACACCGTAGTTACGGCCATAATCGATGGAGCCGTAGTCACCGAATTTCAGGCCAGCGAAGGCAAGACGGGTTTTATCTTTGGAGGAACCTTGAGATTCAGCGCGGTTGCCTTTGAATTCATATTCCCACTGACCGAAACCAGTCAGTTGATCGTTGATTTGGGTTTCACCTTTGAAGCCAAGACGGGCATAAGTAGTATCACCATCATCTGCATCATTAGAGGAGAAGTAGTGCTTAGCATTAACTTTCCCGTACAGATCCAGCTTGTTACTGTCTTTATTATAAATTTCAGCTGCCTGAGCAGACATCGCCATCAGTACTGATGCAGCTACAGCAGAAATTGCCACTGTTAATTTTTTCATCGTGAGCCCTTTTTTTGAACTATTATTAAAAAATGATGTCACTGCGCGATAAATATTCATCTAATCAATGTGATTATTTCAAGATGTAAGTTTTGGTTTCTCATTTGATTTGTGAAGTAGATCTCTATTTTTATCTGAACTTTTTCTATCGAATCCTATTCATGGCTCTTGGCTGAATAAAAATAAATCTATTAGCCAATTTATATTAATGGCTGTTATTTATAAGTGCTCTATAATTTGAAGGTTCAATTTAAACCAGCTAAAAATAACGCTGGAAATTATTTGTTGGTTATTTGTTGAGATTTGCTTATGTATTTGTAGTGGTGTTTTCAATACTCGGTAGCATTCTCGCAAATATCATTTAGTGGTTTACGTACGTAAAAAATTGGTTATGCTGTTAAGAGTGGTTACTTCGTCACACAGCTTAAACCCGCCGTCGAGCGGGTTTTTCCATTTTTTGAGTCTCGATATTAGCTGATAACCCAATACCTGAGTTATTCACTGACTCCGAGTCTGTTACGTTTCTGCTTTTTTGCGATACGTTGTATTCCCTCAATTTACACCCGCTTTGTCTGCGAGGTGGGGTTATGAAATCCATGGATAAGTTAACAACGGGTGTCGCCTATGGCACCTCAGCAGGTAGTGCCGGTTACTGGTTTTTACAGCTGCTCGATAAAGTCACGCCCTCACAGTGGGCAGCAATAGGTGTGCTGGGTAGCTTGGTATTTGGCCTGCTGACGTACCTGACAAACCTTTATTTCAAGATTAAAGAAGATAAGCGCAAGGCTGCGAGAGGTGAATAATGCCTCCATCATTACGAAAAGCCGTTGCTGCTGCTATTGGTGGCGGAGCAATTGCTATAGCATCAGTGTTAATCACTGGCCCAAGTGGTAACGATGGTCTGGAAGGTGTCAGCTACATACCATACAAAGATATCGTTGGCGTATGGACTGTATGTCACGGGCATACAGGAAAAGACATCATTCCCGGTAAAACGTATACCGAAGCAGAATGCAAAGCCCTCCTGAATAAAGACCTTGCCACGGTAGCCAGACAAATTAACCCGTACATCAAAGTCGATATACCGGAAACAACGCGCGGCGCTCTTTACTCGTTCGTCTATAACGTGGGCGCAGGCAATTTCAGAACATCTACTCTTCTTCGCAAAATAAACCAGGGCGATATCAAGGGCGCATGTGACCAGCTACGTCGCTGGGCATACGCTGGCGGTAAGCAATGGAAAGGCCTGATGACTCGTCGTGAGATTGAGCGTGAGGTCTGTTTGTGGGGGCAACAATGAGCAGGGTAACCGCGATTATCTCCGCTCTGGTTATCTGCATCATCGTCTGCCTGTCATGGGCTGTTAATCATTACCGTGATAATGCAATCGCCTACAAAGAACAGCGCGATAACAAGGCCAGTGAACTGGAGAAGGCGAACGCCACCATTACTGACATGCAGCAGCGCCAGCGTGATGCTGATGCACTCGATGATAAATACACGAAGGAGTTAGCTGATGCGAAAGCTGAAAATGATGCTCTTCGGCGCAAGCTTGATAATGGTGGTCGGGTGCTCGTCAAAGGAAAATGCCCTGTGCCATCCTCAGCCGAAACCTCCAGCGCCTCCGGCATGGGCAATGATGCCACCGTCGAACTCTCTCCAGTTGCTGGACGAAACGTTCTCGGTATCCGGGACGGAATTATCCGCGACCAAACAGCACTGAGAACGCTTCAGGAATACATCAGGACGCAATGCCTTCGATGATAGCGATAATTTTACTCATCATCCTTCACATCTGGCTCTGTAGACAGGGTGGTGCTCACTTCTGGAGTGAATCCAGATTAAACATCTCATTGCTGATGCTTGATATTGAGCATTTTGCGCGCGGTAAGGGGCTGCGTTGAGATAAGAACCAGTCATTACAAATACCAGGATTTAGCCTCGCATTCGCGGGGCTTTTTATTGCCATTACAAAAGCCACTTCCTACAGAGTGGCTTTGATAATGGTTTATACCCTACACGGGATAACTTAACTGATATCCCTTTTAAAGGATAAAGGTATTCAAGCCTGACACATCATGCGCTGTATCGTCGCCGTATTCCCGTATTAACAGAGACCGTAGCCCGACGGGGAACTCCTTCTGCGCGAGTGTGCGGGAATAATCAAAAACGATGCACACCGGGGTTACCGGGTACACATATTTCATCATGCCAGCGAGTCCGGTTCTGGCACGGAAGAAACCGGACGTTATGATTTAGTGCGGAAATATTTGTGTAGTGTTCTGAATGTTCTCAGTAAAGAGTAATGAATTATCAAAGGTATAGTAATACCTTTTGTTTTCGTGGATATTTGTAATCCATCTGAAAACCCCTGCTGTAGCAAGATTTTTCCTGTATTCGTAAAATGATAACTCTCCTGATTTGAATCCTTTTAAGGTGGCTTCTATAAGGCATTTATTTTTTGAAAATCTTACATTTACAACCTTACCCTGTCCTTTTATTAAAACCGTATTATCGTTTTCAAGAACAAGATGAATATTCTCTGTAGCTAAATAGTAAATGTAATGTGAGACATTGTGACGTTTTAGTTCAGAATAAAACCAGTGATAGTTTAAATTATTTCGCACTTTATCGAATATTTGTTTAAAAATGGCAACCTGAGCCATTGTAGTACCTTCCATGTGATATGAGGGGCGTAGTCTGCACGATTATCTAAATTGCTTCAATCTGGTCTGATCTGTTTTCTGAGCAATTCAGTAATGTCACTCTTTTCTTTGTTTGCTTCAGGAGAAACTCTTTTTTCGGAGCACAGTCTCCGGCGGCAGGCTTCAATGACCCAGGCTGAGAAATTCCCGGACCCTTTTTGATCAAGAGCGATGTTAATTTGTTCAATCATTTGGTTAGGAAAGCGGATGTTGCGGATTGTTGTTCTGCGGGTTCTGTTCTTCGTTGACATGAGGTTGTCCCGTATTTAGTGTCGCTGATTTGTATTGTCTGAAGTTGTTTTTACGTTAAGTTGATGCAGATCAATTAATATGATACCTGCGTCATAATTGATTATTTGACGTGGTTTGATGGCGTAGATGCACGTTGTGACATGCAGATGATAATTATTATCATTTTGCGGGTCCTTTCCGGCGATCCGACAGGTTACGGGGCGGCGACCTCGCGGGTTTTCGCTATTTATGAAAAATTTCCGGTTTAAGGCGTTTCCGTTCTTCTTCGTCATAACTTAATGTTTTTATTTAAAATACCCTCTGAAAAGAAAGGAAACGACAGGTGCTGAAAGCGAGCTTTTTGGCCTCTGTCGTTTCCTTTCTCTGTTTTTGTCCGTGGAATGAACAATGGAAGTCAACAAAAAGCAGCTGGCTGACATTTTCGGTGCGAGTATCCGTACCATTCAGAACTGGCAGGAACAGGGAATGCCCGTTCTGCGAGGCGGTGGCAAGGGTAATGAGGTGCTTTATGACTCTGCCGCCGTCATAAAATGGTATGCCAAAAGGGATGCTGAAATTGAGAACGAAAAGCTGCGCCGGGAGGTTGAAGAACTGCGGCAGGCCAGCGAGGCAGATCTCCAGCCAGGGACTATTGAGTACGAACGCCATCGACTTACGCGTGCGCAGGCCGACGCACAGGAACTGAAGAATGCCAGAGACTCCGCTGAAGTGGTGGAAACCGCATTCTGTACTTTCGTGCTGTCGCGGATCGCAGGTGAAATTGCCAGTATTCTCGACGGGATCCCCCTGTCGGTGCAGCGGCGTTTTCCGGAACTGGAAAACCGACATGTTGATTTCCTGAAACGGGATATCATCAAAGCCATGAACAAAGCAGCCGCGCTGGATGAACTGATACCGGGGTTGCTGAGTGAATATATCGAACAGTCAGGTTAACAGGCTGCGGCATTTTGTCCGCGCCGGGCTTCGCTCACTGTTCAGGCCGGAGCCACAGACCGCCGTTGAATGGGCGGATGCTAATTACTATCTCCCGAAAGAATCCGCATACCAGGAAGGGCGCTGGGAAACACTGCCCTTTCAGCGGGCCATCATGAATGCGATGGGCAGCGACTACATCCGTGAGGTGAATGTGGTGAAGTCTGCCCGTGTCGGTTATTCCAAAATGCTGCTGGGTGTTTATGCCTACTTTATAGAGCATAAGCAGCGCAACACCCTTATCTGGTTGCCGACGGATGGTGATGCCGAGAACTTTATGAAAACCCACGTTGAGCCGACCATCCGCGATATTCCGTCGCTGCTGGCGCTGGCTCCGTGGTATGGCAAAAAGCACCGGGATAACACGCTCACTATGAAGCGTTTTTCCAATGGTCGTGGCTTCTGGTGCCTGGGCGGTAAAGCGGCAAAAAACTACCGTGAAAAGTCGGTGGATGTGGCGGGTTATGATGAACTTGCTGCTTTTGATGATGATATTGAACAGGAAGGCTCTCCGACGTTCCTGGGTGACAAGCGTATTGAAGGCTCGGTCTGGCCAAAGTCCATCCGTGGCTCCACGCCCAAAGTGAGAGGCACCTGTCAGATTGAGCGTGCAGCCAGTGAATCCCCGCATTTTATGCGTTTTCATGTTGCCTGCCCGCACTGCGGGGAGGAGCAGTACCTTAAATTTGGCGATAAAGAGACGCCGTTTGGCCTCAAATGGACGCCGGATGACCCCTCCAGCGTGTTTTATCTCTGCGAGCATAATGCCTGCGTCATCCGCCAGCAGGAGCTGGACTTTACTGATGCCCGTTATATCTGCGAAAAGACCGGGATGTGGACCCGTGATGGCATTCTCTGGTTTTCGTCATCCGGTGAAGAGATTGAGCCGCCGGACAGTGTGACCTTTCACATCTGGACGGCGTACAGCCCGTTCACCACCTGGGTGCAGATTGTCAAAGACTGGATGAAGACGAAAGGGGATACGGGAAAACGTAAAACCTTCGTGAACACCACGCTCGGTGAGACATGGGAAGCGAAAATTGGCGAACGTCCGGATGCTGAGGTGATGGCGGAGCGGAAAGAGCATTATTCAGCGCCCGTTCCTGACCGTGTGGCTTACCTGACCGCCGGTATCGACTCCCAGCTGGACCGCTACGAAATGCGCGTATGGGGATGGGGGCCGGGTGAGGAAAGCTGGCTGATTGACCGGCAGATTATTATGGGCCGCCACGACGATGAACAGACGCTGCTGCGTGTGGATGAGGCCATCAATAAAACCTATATCCGCCGGAATGGTGCAGAAATGTCGGTATCCCGTATCTGCTGGGATACTGGCGGGATTGACCCGACCATTGTGTATGAACGCTCGAAAAAGCATGGGCTGTTCCGGGTGATCCCCATTAAAGGGGCATCCGTCTACGGAAAGCCGGTGGCCAGCATGCCACGTAAGCGAAACAAAAACGGGGTTTACCTTACCGAAATTGGTACGGATACCGCGAAAGAGCAGATTTATAACCGCTTCACACTGACGCCGGAAGGGGATGAACCGCTTCCCGGTGCCGTTCACTTCCCGAATAACCCGGATATTTTTGATCTGACCGAAGCGCAGCAGCTGACTGCTGAAGAGCAGGTCGAAAAATGGGTGGATGGCAGGAAAAAAATACTGTGGGACAGCAAAAAGCGACGCAATGAGGCGCTCGACTGCTTCGTTTATGCGCTGGCGGCGCTGCGCATCAGTATTTCCCGCTGGCAGCTGGATCTCAGTGCACTGCTGGCGAGCCTGCAGGAAGAGGATGGTGCAGCAACCAACAAGAAAACACTGGCAGATTACGCCCGTGCCTTATCCGGAGAGGATGAATGACGCGACAGGAAGAACTTGCCGCTGCCCGTGCGGCACTGCATGACCTGATGACAGGAAAACGGGTGGCAACGGTACAGAAAGACGGACGGCGAGTGGAGTTTACGGCCACTTCCGTGTCTGACCTGAAAAAATACATTGCGGAGCTGGAAGTGCAGACCGGCATGACACAGCGACGCAGGGGACCTGCAGGATTTTATGTATGAAAACGTCCACCATTCCCACCCTTCTGGGGCCGGACGGCATGACATCGCTGCGTGAATATGCCGGTTATCACGGCGGTGGCAGCGGATTTGGTGGGCAGTTGCGGGCGTGGAACCCACCGAGTGAAAGTGTGGATGCAGCCCTGCTGCCCAACTTTACCCGTGGCAATGCCCGCGCAGACGATCTGGTACGCAATAACGGCTATGCCGCCAACGCCATCCAGCTGCATCAGGATCATATCGTCGGGTCTTTTTTCCGGCTCAGTCATCGCCCAAGCTGGCGCTATCTGGGCATCGGGGAGGAAGAAGCCCGTGCCTTTTCCCGCGAGGTTGAAGCGGCATGGAAAGAGTTTGCCGAGGATGACTGCTGCTGCATTGACGTTGAGCGAAAACGCACGTTTACCATGATGATTCGGGAAGGTGTGGCCATGCACGCCTTTAACGGTGAACTGTTCGTTCAGGCCACCTGGGATACCAGTCCGTCGCGGCTTTTCCGGACACAGTTCCGGATGGTCAGCCCGAAGCGCATCAGCAACCCGAACAATACCGGCGACAGCCGGAACTGCCGTGCCGGTGTGCAGATTAATGACAGCGGTGCGGCGCTGGGATATTACGTCAGCGAGGACGGGTATCCTGGCTGGATGCCGCAGAAATGGACATGGATACCCCGTGAATTACCCGGCGGGCGCGCCTCGTTCATTCACGTTTTTGAACCCGTGGAGGACGGGCAGACCCGCGGTGCAAATGTGTTTTACAGCGTAATGGAGCAGATGAAGATGCTCGACACGCTGCAGAACACGCAGCTGCAGAGCGCCATTGTGAAGGCGATGTATGCCGCCACCATTGAAAGTGAGCTGGATACGCAGTCAGCGATGGATTTTATTCTGGGCGCGAACAGTCAGGAGCAGCGGGAAAGGCTGACGGGCTGGATTGGTGAAATTGCCGCGTATTACGCCGTAGCACCGGTCCGTCTGGGAGGCGCAAAAGTGCCGCACCTGATGCCGGGGGACTCACTGAACCTGCAGACGGCTCAGGACACGGATAACGGCTACTCCGTGTTTGAGCAGTCACTGTTGCGGTATATCGCTGCCGGGCTGGGTGTCTCGTATGAGCAGCTTTCCCGGAATTACGCCCAGATGAGCTACTCCACGGCACGGGCCAGTGCGAACGAGTCGTGGGCGTACTTTATGGGGCGGCGAAAATTCGTCGCATCCCGTCAGGCGAGCCAGATGTTTCTGTGCTGGCTGGAAGAGGCCATCGTTCGCCGCGTGGTGACGTTACCTTCAAAAGCGCGCTTCAGCTTTCAGGAAGCCCGCAGTGCCTGGGGGAACTGCGACTGGATAGGCTCCGGTCGTATGGCCATCGATGGTCTGAAAGAAGTTCAGGAAGCGGTGATGCTGATAGAAGCCGGACTGAGCACCTACGAGAAAGAGTGCGCGAAACGCGGTGACGACTATCAGGAAATTTTTGCCCAGCAGGTCCGTGAAACGATGGAGCGCCGTGCAGCCGGTCTTAAACCGCCCGCCTGGGCGGCTGCGGCATTTGAATCCGGACTGCGACAATCAACAGAGGAGGAGAAGAGTGACAGCAGAGCTGCGTAATCTCCCGCATATTGCCAGCATGGCTTTTAATGAGCCGCTGATGCTTGAACCCGCCTATGCGCGGGTTTTCTTTTGTGCGCTTGCAGGCCAGCTTGGGATCAGTCGCCTGACGGATGCAGTATCCGGCGACAGCCTGACTGCCGGAGAGGCACCCGCGGCGCTGGCGTTATCCGGTGATGATGACGGACCACGACAGGCCCGCAGTTATCAGGTCATGAACGGCATCGCCGTGCTGCCGGTGTCCGGTACGCTGGTCAGCCGGACGCGGGCGCTGCAGCCGTATTCGGGAATGACCGGTTACAACGGCATTATCGCCCGTCTGCAACAGGCTGCCAGCGATCCGATGGTGGACGGCATTCTGCTCGATATGGACACACCGGGCGGGATGGTGGCGGGAGCATTTGACTGTGCTGACATCATCGCCCGTGTGCGTGACATAAAGCCGGTATGGGCGCTGGCCAACGACATGAACTGCAGTGCAGGTCAGCTGCTTGCCAGCGCCGCCTCCCGGCGTCTGGTCACGCAGACCGCCCGGACAGGCTCCATCGGCGTCATGATGGCTCACAGTAATTACGGCGCTGCGCTGGAGAAACAGGGCGTGGAAATCACGCTGATTTACAGCGGCAGCCATAAGGTGGATGGCAACCCCTACAGCCATCTACCGGGTGATGTCCGGGAGACACTGCAGTCCCGGATGGATGCAACCCGCCGGATGTTTGCGCAGAAGGTGTCGGCATATACCGGCCTGTCCGTGCAGGCTGTGCTGGATACCGAGGCTGCAGTGTACAGCGGTCAGGAGGCCATTGATGCCGGACTGGCTGATGAACTTGTCAACAGCACCGATGCGATCACCGTTATGCGTGATGCACTGGATGCACGTAAATCCCGTCTCTCAGGAGGGCGAATGACCAAAGAGACTCAATCAACAACTGTTTCAGCCACTGCTTCGCAGGCTGACGTTACTGACGTGGTGCAAGCGACGGAGGGCGAAAACGCCAGCGCGGCGCAGCCGGACGTGAACGCGCAGATCACCGCTGCGGTTGCGGCAGAAAACAGCCGCATTATGGGGATCCTCAACTGTGAGGAGGCTCACGGACGCGAAGAACAGGCACGTGTGCTGGCCGAAACCCCCGGTATGACCGTGGAAACGGCCCGCCGCATTCTGGCAGCTGCACCACAGAGTGCACAGGCGCGCAGTGACACTGCGCTGGATCGTCTGATGCAGGGGGCACCGGCACCACTGGCTGCAGGTAACCCGGCATCTGATGCCGTTAACGATTTGCTGAACACACCAGTGTAAGGGATGTTTATGACGAGCAAAGAAACCTTTACCCATTACCAGCCGCTGGGCAACAGTGACCCGGCACATACGGCAACCGCGCCCGGCGGATTGAGTGCGAAAGCGCCTGCAATGACCCCGCTGATGCCGGATACCTCCACCCGTAAGCTGGTTGCGTGGGATGGCACCACCGACGGTACTGCCGTTGGCATTCTGGCGGTTGATGCTGACCAGACCAGCACCACGCTGACGTTCTACAAGTCCGGCACGTTCCGTTATGAGGATGTGCTCTGGCCGGAGGCTGCCAGCGACGAGACGAAAAAACGGACCGCGTTTGCCGGAACGGCAATCAGCATCGTTTAACCTTACCCTTCATCACTAAAGGCCGCCTGTGCGGCTTTTTTTACGGGATTTTTTTATGTCGATGTACACAACCGCCCAGCTGCTGGCGGCAAATGAGCAGAAATTTAAGTTTGATCCGCTGTTTCTGCGTCTCTTTTTCCGTGAGAGCTATCCCTTCACCACGGAGAAAGTCTATCTCTCACAAATTCCGGGACTGGTAAACATGGCGCTGTACGTTTCGCCGATTGTTTCCGGTGAGGTTATCCGTTCCCGTGGCGGCTCCACCTCTGAATTTACGCCGGGATATGTCAAACCCAAGCATGAGGTGAATCCGCAGATGACCCTGCGTCGCCTGCCGGATGAAGATCCGCAGAATCTGGCGGACCCGGCTTACCGCCGCCGTCGCATCATCATGCAGAACATGCGAGACGAAGAGCTGGCCATTGCTCAGGTCGAAGAGATGCAGGCAGTTTCTGCTGTGCTTAAGGGCAAATACACCATGACCGGTGAAGCCTTCGATCCGGTTGAGGTGGATATGGGCCGCAGTGCGGCGAACAACATCACACAGTCCGGTGGTACGGAGTGGAGCAAGCGTGACAAGTCCACGTATGACCCGACCGACGATATCGAAGCCTATGCGCTGAACGCCAGCGGCGTGGTGAATATCATCGTGTTTGATCCGAAAGGCTGGGCGCTGTTCCGTTCCTTCAAAGCCGTCAAGGAGAAGCTGGATACCCGTCGCGGCTCTCATTCCGAGCTGGAGACAGCGGTAAAAGACCTGGGCGAAGCGGTGTCCTATAAGGGGATGTATGGCGATACGGCGATCGTCGTGTATTCCGGACAGTACGTGGAAAACGACGTCAAAAAGAACTTCCTGCCGGACAACACGATGGTGCTGGGGAACACTCAGGCACGCGGTCTGCGCACCTATGGCTGCATTCAGGATGCGGACGCACAGCGCGAAGGTATTAACGCCTCTGCCCGCTACCCGAAAAACTGGGTGACCACCGGCGATCCGGCGCGTGAGTTCACCATGATTCAGTCAGCACCGCTGATGCTGCTGGCTGATCCTGATGCGTTCGTGTCCGTACAACTGGCGTAATCATGGCCCTTCGGGGCCATTTTCTCTCTGTGGAGGAGTCCATGACGAAAGATGAACTGATTGCCCGTCTTCAGGTGCTGGGTGAGCAACTGAACCGTGATGTCAGCCTGACGGGGACGAAAGAAGAACTGGTGCTCCGTGTGGCAGAGCTGGAAGAGGAGCTTGATGACACGGATGACGCTGCCGGTCAGGACACATCTGTCAGCCCGGAAAATGCGCTGACCGGACATGAAAATGAGGTGGTATCAGCGCAGCCGGATACCGTGATTGATACGGCTGCTCTGGTCACGGTCGTGGCACTGGTGACGCTGCATACTGATGCACTTCACGCCACGCGGGATGAGCCTGTGGCATTTGTGCTGCCGGGAACGGCGTTTCGTGTCTCTGCCGGTGTGGCAGCCGAAATGACAGAACATGGCCTGGCCAGAATGCAATAACGGGAGGCGCTGTGGCTGATTCCGATAACCTGTTCGATGCTGCCATTGCCCGCGCCGATGAAACGATACGCGGGTACATGGGAACGTCAGCCACCATGACATCCGGTGAGCTGTCCGGTGCTGTGATACGTGGTGTTTTTGATGACCCTGAAAATATCAGCTATGCCGGACAGGGGGTGCGCGTTGAAGGCTCCAGCCCGTCCCTGTTTGTCCGGACTGATGATGTGCGGCAGCTGCGGCGTGGAGACACACTGACCATCGGCGAGGAAAACTTCTGGGTGGACCGGATTTCGCCGGATGATGGCGGAAGCTGTCATCTCTGGCTTGGGCGGGGCGTACCGCCTGCCGTTAACCGTCGCCGCTGAAGGGGGGATGTATGGCCATAAAAGGTCTTGAGCAGGCCGTTGAAAACCTCAGTCGTATCAGCAAAACGGCGGTGCCCGGTGCGTCAGCAATGGCCATTAACCGCGTTGCGTCATCCGCGATATCGCAGTCTGCGTCACAGGTTGCCCGTGAGACAAGGGTACGCCGGAAACTGGTAAAGGAAAGGGCCAGGCTGAAAAGGGCCACGGTTAAAAATCCGCAGGCCAGAATCAGGGTTAACCGGGGGGATTTGCCCGTAATCAAGCTGGGTAACGCGCGGGTTGTCCTGTCCCGACGCAGGCGTCGTAAAAAGGGGCAGCGTTCATCCCTGAAAGGTGGCGGCAGCGTGCTTGTGGTGGGAAACCGTCGTATTCCCGGCGCGTTTATTCAGCAACTGAAAAATGGCCGCTGGCATGTCATGCAGCGTGTGGCCGGGAAAAACCGTTACCCCATTGATGTGGTGAAAATCCCGATGGCGGTGCCGCTGACCACGGCGTTTAAACAGAATATTGAGCGGATACGGCGTGAGCGTCTTCCGAAAGAGCTGGGCTATGCGCTGCAGCATCAACTGAGGATGGTAATAAAGCGATGAAACATACTGAACTCCGTGCAGCCGTACTGGATGCACTGGAGAAGCATGACACCGGGGCGACGTTTTTTGATGGTCGCCCCGCTGTTTTTGATGAGGCGGATTTTCCGGCAGTTGCCGTTTATCTCACCGGCGCTGAATACACGGGCGAAGAGCTGGACAGCGATACCTGGCAGGCGGAGCTGCATATCGAAGTTTTCCTGCCTGCTCAGGTGCCGGATTCAGAGCTGGATGCGTGGATGGAGTCCCGGATTTATCCGGTGATGAGCGATATCCCGGCACCGTCAGATTTGATCACCAGTATGGTGGCCAGTGGCTATGACTACCGGCGCGACGATGATGCGGGCCTGTGGAGTTCTGCCGATCTGACTTATGTCATTACCTATGAAATGTGAGGACGATATGCCTGTACCAAATCCAGCAATACCGGTGAAAGGTGCCGGAACCACCCTGTGGGTTTATAACGGGAGCGGCGACCCTTATGCGAACCCGCTTTCAGACGTTGACTGGTCGCGTCTGGCTAAAGTTAAAGACCTGACGCCCGGCGAACTGACCGCTGAGTCCTATGACGACAGTTATCTCGATGATGAAGATGCGGACTGGACCGCGACCGGGCAGGGGCAGAAATCTGCCGGAGATACCAGCTTCACGCTGGCGTGGATGCCCGGAGAGCAGGGGCAGCAGGCGCTGCTGGCGTGGTTTAATGAAGGGGATACCCGTGCCTATAAAATCCGCTTCCCGAACGGCACGGTCGATGTGTTCCGTGGCTGGGTCAGCAGTATCGGTAAGGCGGTGACGGCGAAGGAAGTGATCACCCGTACGGTGAAGGTCACCAATGTGGGCCGTCCGTCAATGGCAGAAGATCGCAGTACGGTGACGGCGGCAACCGGCATGACCGTGACGCCTGCCAGCACTTCGGTGGTGAAAGGGCAGAGCACCACGCTGACCGTGGCATTCCAGCCGGAAGGCGCAACCGACAAGAGCTTCCGTGCGGTGTCTGCGGATAAAACAAAAGCCACCGTGTCGGTCAGTGGTATGACCATCACCGTGAAAGGTGTTGCTGCAGGCAAGGTCAACATTCCGGTTGTATCCGGTAATGGTGAACTTGCTGTGGTTGCAGAAATCACCGTCACCGACAGTTAATCCGGAGAGTCAGCGATGTTCCTGAAAACCGAATCATTTGAATATAACGGTGTGAGCGTCACGCTTTCTGAACTGTCAGCCCTGCAGCGAATTGAGCATCTCGCCCTGCTGAAACGACAGGCAGAACAGGCGGGATCCAGTCTCAATCGACAGGTGAGCGTGGAAGATCTCGTCAGAACCGGTGCTTTTCTGGTGGCGATGTCCCTGTGGCATAGCCATCCGCAGAAGACAAAGATGCCGTCCATGAATGAAGCCGTTAAACAAATTGAGCAGGAAGTGCTTACCACCTGGCCCACAGAGGCAATTTCTCATGCTGAAAACGTGGTGTACCGGCTGTCCGGTATGTATGAGTTTGTGGTGAATGATGCTCCTGAACAGACAGAGGACGCCGGGCCTGCAGAGCCTGTTTCTGCGGGAAAGTGTTCGATGGTGAGCTGAGTTTTGCCCTGAAACTGGCGCGAGAGATGGGGCGACCCGACTGGCGTGCCATGCTTGCCGGGATGTCATCCACGGAGTATGCCGACTGGCACCGCTTTTACAGTACCCATTATTTTCATGATGTTCTGCTGGATATGCACTTTTCCGGGCTGACGTACACCGTGCTCAGCCTGTTTTTCAGCGATCCGGATATGCATCCGCTGGATTTCAGTCTGCTGAACCGGCGTGAGGCTGACGAAGAGCCTGAAGATGATGTGCTGATGCAGAAAGCGGCAGGGCTTGCCGGAGGCGTCCGCTTTGGCCCGGACGGGAATGAAGTTATCCCCGCTTCCCCGGATGTGGCGGACATGACGGAGGATGACGTAATGCTGATGACAGTATCAGAAGGGATCGCAGGAGGAGTCCGGTATGGCTGAACCGGTAGGCGATCTGGTCGTTGATTTAAGTCTGGATGCGGCCAGATTTGACGAGCAGATGGCCAGAGTCAGGCGTCATTTTTCCGGTACGGAAACTGATGCGAAAAAAACAGCGGCAGTCGTTGAACAGTCGCTGAGCCGACAGGCGCTGGCTGCACAGAAAGCGGGGATTTCCGTCGGGCAGTATAAAGCCGCCATGCGTATGCTGCCTGCACAGTTCACCGACGTGGCCACGCAGCTTGCAGGCGGGCAAAGCCCGTGGCTGATCCTGCTGCAACAGGGGGGTCAGGTTAAGGACTCCTTCGGCGGGATGATCCCCATGTTCAGGGGGCTTGCCGGTGCGATCACCCTGCCGATGGTGGGGGCCACCTCGCTGGCGGTGGCGACCGGTGCGCTGGCGTATGCCTGGTATCAGGGCAACTCAACCCTGTCCGATTTCAACAAAACGCTGGTCCTTTCCGGCAATCAGGCGGGACTGACGGCAGATCGTATGCTGGTCCTGTCCAGAGCCGGGCAGGCGGCAGGGCTGACGTTTAACCAGACCAGCGAGTCACTGACGGCGCTGGTGAATGCCGGTGTGCGTGGTGGTGAGCAGTTTGAGGCGATCAGCCAGAGTGTGGCGCGTTTCTCCTCTGCATCCGGCGTGGAGGTGGACAAGGTCGCTGAAGCCTTCGGGAAGCTGACCACAGACCCGACGTCGGGACTGACAGCGATGGCACGTCAGTTCCATAACGTGACGGCGGAGCAGATTGCGTATGTTGCTCAGTTGCAGCGTTCCGGAGATGAAGCCGGGGCATTGCAGGCGGCGAACGAGGCCGCAACGAAAGGGTTTGATGACCAGACCCGCCGCCTGAAAGAGAACATGGGCACGCTGGAGACCTGGGCAGACAGGACAGCACGGGCATTCAAATCCATGTGGGATTCGGTGCTGGATATTGGTCGCCCGGACACTGCCCAGGGAATGCTGGAGAAAGCAGAAAAGGCTTTTGATGAGGCGGACAAAAAATGGCAGTGGTATCAGAGCCGGAGCCACCGGCGCGGTAAAACCTCAGCATTTCTTGCCAATCTCCGGGGAGCATGGGAGGACAGAGCGAATGCGCAACTTGGGCTTTCAGCCGCCACGTTGCAGGCCGATCTTGAAAAGGCCAGAGAGATGGCAGCAAAGGACTGGGCCGAGTCTGAGGCATCACGGCTGAAATATACCGAAGAGGCGCAGAAGGCTTACGAACGGCTGCAGACGCCGCTGGAGAAATATACCGCCCGGCAGGAAGAGCTGAATAAGGCCCTGAAAGACGGGAAAATCCTGCAGGCGGATTACAACACGCTGATGGCGGCGGCGAAAAAGGATTATGAAGCGACGCTGAAAAAGCCGAAACAGTCCGGCGTGAAGGTGTCTGCGGGCGATCGTCAGGAAGACAGTGCTCATGCTGCCCTGCTGATGCTTCAGACAGAACTCCGGACGCTGGAGAAGCATGCCGGAGCGAATGAGAAAATCAGCCAGCAGCGCCGGGATTTATGGAAAGCGGAAAATCAGTATGTGGTCCTGAAAGAGGCCGCCACGAAACGGCAGTTATCTGAGCAGGAAAAATCCCTGCTGGCCCATGAGAAAGAGACGCTGGAGTACAAACGCCAGCTGGCTGCACTTGGCGACAAGGTTACGTATCAGGAGCGCCTGAACGCGCTGGCGCAGCAGGCGGATAAATTCGCACAGCAGCAACGGGCAAAACGGGCCGCCATTGATGCGAAAAGCCGGGGGCTGACTGACCGGCAGGCAGAACGGGAAGCCACGGAACAGCGCCTGAAGGAACAGTATGGCGATAATCCGCTGGCGCTGAATAACGTCATGTCAGAGCAGAAAAAGACCTGGGCGGCTGAAGACCAGCTTCGCGGGAGCTGGATGGCAGGCCTGAAGTCCGGCTGGAGTGAGTGGGAAGAGAGCGCCACGGACAGTATGTCGCAGGTTAAAAGTGCAGCCACGCAGACCTTTGATGGTATTGCACAGAATATGGCAGCGATGCTGACCGGCAGCGAACAGAACTGGCGTGGTTTCACCCGTTCCGTGCTCTCCATGCTGACAGAGATTTTTCTGAAGCAGGCGATGGTGGGGATTGTCGGGAGTATCGGCAGCGCCATTGGCGGTGCTGCCAGTGGTGGAGCATCCGCGTCAGGCGGTACAGCCATTCAGGCCGCTGCGGCGAAATTCCATTTTGCGACCGGGGGATTTACGGGAACCGGCGGCAAATATGAGCCAGCGGGGATTGTTCACCGTGGTGAATTTGTCTTCACGAAGGAGGCAACCAGCCGGATTGGTGTCGGCAACCTGTACCGCCTGATGCGGGGCTATGCGGAAGGTGGTTATGTGGGCGGTGCCGGAAGTCCGGCGCAGATGCGGCGGGCTGAAGGCATTAATTTTAATCAGAACAATCACGTGGTGATTCAGAACGACGGTACGAATGGTCTGCCAGGTCCACAGATGATGAAGGCAGTGTATGACATGGCCCGCAAGGGTGCCCGTGATGAAATTCAGACACAGATGCGTGATGGTGGCCTGTTCTCCGGAGGTGGACGATGAAAACCTTCCGCTGGAAAGTGAAACCCGGTATGGATGTGGCTTCGGCCCCTTCTGTAAGAAAGGTGCGCTTTGGTGATGGCTATTCCCAGCGAGCGCCTGCCGGGCTGAATGCCAACCTGAAAACGTACAGCGTGACGCTTTCTGTCCCCCGTGAGGAGGCCACGGTACTGGAGTCGTTTCTGGAAGAGCACGGGGGCTGGAAAGCCTTTCTGTGGACGCCGCCTTATGAGTGGCGGCAGATAAAGGTGACCTGCGCAAAATGGTCGTCGCGGGTCAGTATGCTGCGTGTTGAGTTCAGCGCAGAGTTTGAACAGGTGGTGAACTGATGCAGGATATCCGGCAGGAAACACTGAATGAATGCACCCGTGCGGAGCAGTCGGCCAGCGTGGTGCTCTGGGAAATCGACCTGACAGAGGTCGGTGGAGAACGTTATTTTTTCTGTAATGAGCAGAACGAAAAAGGTGAGCCGGTCACCTGGCAGGGGCGACAGTATCAGCCGTATCCCATTCAGGGGAGCGGTTTTGAACTGAATGGCAAAGGCACCAGTATGCGCCCCACGCTGACGGTTTCTAACCTGTACGGTATGGTCACCGGGATGGCGGAAGATATGCAGAGTCTGGTCGGCGGAACGGTGGTCCGGCGTAAGGTTTACGCCCGTTTTCTGGATGCGGTGAACTTCGTCAACGGAAACAGTTACGCCGATCCGGAGCAGGAGGTGATCAGCCGCTGGCGCATTGAGCAGTGCAGCGAACTGAGCGCGGTGAGTGCCTCCTTTGTACTGTCCACGCCGACGGAAACGGATGGCGCTGTTTTTCCGGGACGTATCATGCTGGCCAACACCTGCACCTGGACCTATCGCGGTGACGAGTGCGGTTATAGCGGTCCGGCTGTCGCGGATGAATATGACCAGCCAACGTCCGATATCACGAAGGATAAATGCAGCAAATGCCTGAGCGGTTGTAAGTTCCGCAATAACGTCGGCAACTTTGGCGGCTTCCTTTCCATTAACAAACTTTCGCAGTAAATCCCATGACACAGACAGAATCAGCGATTCTGGCGCACGCCCGGCGATGTGCGCCAGCGGAGTCGTGCGGCTTCGTGGTAAGCACGCCGGAGGGGGAAAGATATTTTCCCTGCGTGAATATCTCCGGTGAGCCGGAGGCGTATTTCCGTATGTCGCCGGAAGACTGGCTGCAGGCAGAAATGCAGGGTGAGATTGTGGCGCTGGTCCACAGCCACCCCGGTGGTCTGCCCTGGCTGAGTGAGGCCGACCGGCGGCTGCAGGTGCAGAGTGATTTGCCGTGGTGGCTGGTCTGCCGGGGGACGATTCATAAGTTCCGCTGTGTGCCGCATCTCACCGGGCGGCGCTTTGAGCACGGTGTGACGGACTGTTACACACTGTTCCGGGATGCTTATCATCTGGCGGGGATTGAGATGCCGGACTTTTATCGTGAGGATGACTGGTGGCGTAACGGCCAGAATCTCTATCTGGATAATCTGGAGGCGACGGGGCTGTATCAGGTGCCGTTGTCAGCGGCACAGCCGGGCGATGTGCTGCTGTGCTGTTTTGGTTCATCAGTGCCGAATCACGCCGCAATTTACTGCGGCGACGGCGAGCTGCTGCACCATATTCCTGAACAACTGAGCAAACGAGAGAGGTACACCGACAAATGGCAGCGACGCACACACTCCCTCTGGCGTCACCGGGCATGGCGCGCATCTGCCTTTACGGGGATTTACAACGATTTGGTCGCCGCATCGACCTTCGTGTGAAAACGGGGGCTGAAGCCATCCGGGCACTGGCCACACAGCTCCCGGCGTTTCGTCAGAAACTGAGCGACGGCTGGTATCAGGTACGGATTGCCGGGCGGGACGTCAGCACGTCCGGGTTAACGGCGCAGTTACATGAGACTCTGCCTGATGGCGCTGTGATTCATATTGTTCCCAGAGTCGCCGGGGCCAAGTCAGGTGGCGTATTCCAGATTGTCCTGGGGGCTGCCGCCATTGCCGGATCATTCTTTACCGCCGGAGCCACCCTTGCAGCATGGGGGGCAGCCATTGGGACCGGTGGTATGACCGGCATCCTGTTTTCTCTCGGTGCCAGTATGGTGCTCGGTGGTGTGGCGCAGATGCTGGCACCGAAAGCCAGAACTCCCCGTACACAGACAACGGATAACGGTAAGCAGAACACCTATTTCTCCTCACTGGATAACATGGTTGCCCAGGGCAATGTTCTGCCTGTTCTGTACGGGGAAATGCGCGTGGGGTCTCGCGTGGTTTCTCAGGAGATCAGCACGGCAGACGAAGGGGACGGTGGTCAGGTTGTGGTGATTGGTCGCTGATGCAAAATGTTTTATGTGAAACCGCCTGCGGGCGGTTTTGTCATTTATGGAGCGTGAGGAATGGGTAAAGGCAGCAGTAAGGGGCATACCCCGCGCGAAGCGAAGGACAACCTGAAGTCCACGCAGCTGCTGAGTGTGATCGATGCCATCAGCGAAGGGCCGGTTGAAGGTCCGGTGGATGGATTAAAAAGCGTGCTGCTGAACAGTACGCCGGTGCTGGACAGTGAGGGGAATACCAATATATCCGGCGTCACGGTGGTGTTCCGGGCCGGTGAGCAGGAGCAGACACCGCCGGAGGGATTTGAATCCTCCGGCTCCGAGACGGTGCTGGGTACGGAAGTGAAGTACGACACGCCGATTACCAGGACCATCACGTCGGCAAACATCGACCGTCTGCGCTTTACCTTCGGTGTGCAGGCACTGGTGGAAACCACCTCAAAGGGGGACCGGAATCCGTCGGAAGTCCGCCTGCTGGTTCAGATACAGCGTAATGGTGGCTGGGTGACGGAAAAAGACATCACCATTAAGGGCAAAACCACCTCGCAGTATCTGGCCTCGGTGGTGGTGGATAACCTGCCGCCGCGCCCGTTTAATATCCGGATGCGCAGGATGACGCCGGACAGCACCACAGACCAGCTGCAGAACAAAACGCTCTGGTCGTCATACACCGAAATCATCGATGTGAAACAGTGCTACCCGAACACGGCACTGGTCGGCGTGCAGGTGGATTCGGAGCAGTTCGGCAGCCAGCAGGTGAGCCGTAATTATCATCTTCGCGGGCGCATTCTGCAGGTGCCGTCGAACTATAACCCGCAGACGCGGCAATACAGCGGTATCTGGGACGGAACGTTTAAGCCGGCATACAGCAACAACCCGGCCTGGTGTCTGTGGGATATGCTGACCCACCCGCGCTACGGCATGGGGAAACGTCTTGGTGCGGCGGATGTGGATAAATGGGCGCTGTATGTCATCGGCCAGTACTGCGACCAGTCAGTGCCGGACGGTTTTGGCGGCACGGAGCCGCGCATCACCTGTAATGCGTACCTGACCACACAGCGCAAGGCGTGGGATGTGCTCAGTGATTTCTGCTCGGCGATGCGCTGTATGCCGGTATGGAACGGGCAGACGCTGATGTTCGTGCAGGACCGACCATCAGATAAGGTGTGGACCTATAACCGCAGTAATGTGGTGATGCCGGATGATGGTGCGCCGTTCCGCTACAGCTTCAGCGCCCTGAAGGACCGCCATAATGCCGTTGAGGTGAACTGGATTGACCCGAACAACGGCTGGGAGACGGCGACAGAGCTTGTTGAAGATACTCAGGCCATTGCCCGTTACGGTCGTAATGTCACGAAGATGGATGCCTTTGGCTGTACCAGCCGGGGGCAGGCGCACCGCGCCGGGCTGTGGCTGATTAAAACGGAACTGCTGGAGACGCAGACCGTGGACTTCAGCGTGGGTGCGGAAGGGCTTCGCCATGTACCGGGGGATGTCATTGAAATCTGCGATGATGACTATGCCGGTATCAGCACCGGTGGTCGCGTGCTGGCGGTGAACAGCCAGACCCGGACGCTGACGCTCGACCGTGAAATCACGCTGCCATCCTCCGGTACCACGCTGATAAGCCTGGTTGACGGAAGTGGCAATCCGGTCAGCGTGGAGGTCCAGTCCGTCACCGACGGCGTGAAGGTAAAAGTGAGCCGTGTTCCTGACGGCGTTGCCGGATACAGCGTGTGGGGGCTGAAGCTGCCGACGCTGCGCCAGCGCCTGTTCCGCTGCGTGAGTATCCGTGAGAACGACGACGGCACGTATGCCATCACCGCCGTGCAGCATGTACCCGAAAAAGAAGCCATCGTGGATAACGGGGCGCACTTTGACGGCGACCTGAGCGGCACGGTGAATGGCGTCACGCCGCCCGCGGTGCAGCACCTGACTGCCGAAGTCACCGCAGACAGCGGGGAATATCAGGTGCTGGCGCGCTGGGACACGCCGAAGGTGGTGAAGGGGGTGAGCTTCCTGCTTCGCCTGACCGTGGCAGCGGACGATGGCAGTGAGCGGCTGGTCAGTACGGCCAGGACGACGGAAACCACATACCGCTTCACGCAACTGGCGCTGGGGAACTACAGGCTGACTGTCCGGGCGGTAAATGCGTGGGGACAGCAGGGCGAACCGGCATCGGTATCGTTCCGGATTGCCGCACCGGCAGCGCCGTCTCGGATTGAGCTGACACCGGGCTATTTTCAGATAACCGCCACGCCGCATCTTGCGGTTTATGATCCGACGGTACAATTTGAGTTCTGGTTCTCGGAAACGCGGATTACCGATATCAGGCAGGTTGAAACCACAGCCCGCTACCTTGGCACGGGGCTGTACTGGATAGCCGCCAGTATCAATATCAAACCGGGCCATGATTATTACTTTTATATCCGCAGTGTGAACACCGTTGGCAAATCGGCATTCGTGGAGGCTGTCGGTCAGCCGAGTGATGATGCATCAGGCTATCTGGATTTTTTCAAAGGCGAGATAGGGAAAACCCATCTGGCTCAGGAGCTGTGGACGCAGATTGATAACGGTCAGCTTGCGCCTGACCTGGCTGAAATCAGGACGTCCATTACGGATGTCAGCAATGAAATCACACAGACCGTCAATAAGAAACTGGAAGACCAGAGTGCAGCGATCCAGCAGATACAGAAGGTTCAGGTTGATACAAATAATAATCTGAACAGCATGTGGGCTGTGAAGCTGCAGCAGATGCAGGACGGACGCCTTTATATTGCGGGTATCGGTGCCGGTATTGAGAACACCCCCGACGGCATGCAGAGTCAGGTGCTGCTGGCGGCAGACAGGATTGCGATGATTAATCCTGCAAATGGCAACACAAAACCGATGTTTGTTGGTCAGGGTGATCAGATATTCATGAATGAAGTGTTCCTGAAATATCTGACGGCTCCCACCATTACCAGCGGCGGTAATCCTCCTGCATTTTCCATGACACCGGACGGAAAGCTGACCGCTAAAAATGCAGATATCAGTGGCAGTGTGAATGCGAACGCCGGGACGCTCAACAACGTTACGATAAATGAGAACTGTCAGATTAAAGGGAAACTGTCAGCCAACCAGATTGAAGGCGATATTGTCAAAACAGTGGGTAAGGCTTTCCCGCGGGACTCCCGGGCACCGGAGCGGTGGCCATCAGGGACCATTACCGTCAGGATTTATGACGATCAGCCGTTTGACCGGCAGATTGTTATTCCGGCGGTGGCATTCAGCGGTGCTAAACATGAGAGAGAGCATACTGATATTTACTCCTCATGCCGCCTGATAGTGAAGAAAAATGGTGCTGAAATTTATAACCGTACCGCGCTGGATAATACGCTGATTTACAGTGGTGTTATTGATATGCCAGCTGGTCACGGCCACATGACGCTGGAGTTTTCGGTGTCAGCATGGCTGGTAAATGACTGGTATCCCACAGCAAGTATCAGCGATTTGCTGGTTGTGGTGATGAAGAAAGCCACCGCAGGCATCAGTATCAGCTGAATTTTATAACCCATATACGGGCGCCAGAAATGGCGCCTTTTTTATTGCAGAAAAGCGAGAGGTAATTATGCGTAAAGTTTGTGCAGCCATTTTGTCCGCAGCCATTTGTCTGGCCGTATCCGGTGCGCCTGTATGGGCGTCTGAACATCAGTCCACGCTGAGCGCGGGGTATCTTCATGCCCGGACGAACGTTCCCGGCAGTGATGATCTGAACGGGATTAACGTGAAATACCGTTATGAGTTTACGGACACACTGGGGATGGTGACGTCGTTCAGCTATGCAGGAGACAAGAATCG